CAATCCATTATAACAATATGTCATAACAATCAGATGGTGAGAAAGATTTCTCTTAACTCAGCATATGGTGCTCTCGCAAATCAATACTTTGCTTTCTTTAACCTTAGAATCGCAGAGGGTATTACTACAGCAGGGCAGTTATCTATACAATGGATTGAGAAGAAGATTAACGAATGGTTGAACAATCTACTTAAAACTGATGACGATTATGTTATCGCAATGGATACGGATTCAGTGTATGTAAGGTTTGATGAATTGATACAGAAAGTGAATCCTAAGAACCCATTACAATTTTTAGATCAGATTGCTAAAGAAAAGATAGAACCTTTTATTGATCAGTCTTATCAAGAACTTGCTGACTATGTAAATGCTTATGATCAAAAGATGCAGATGGCAAGAGAAGTGATAGCAGACAAAGGTATCTGGACTGCAAAGAAAAGATACATTCTGAATGTACTTGATGACGAAGGAGTTCGACTTGCTCAACCTAAGTTGAAGATGATGGGTATAGAAACAGCAAAGTCGTCAACACCATTATGGGTAAGAAGAAGATTGGAACAAGGATTGAAGGTGGTCATGCAAGGTGACGAAATGGCAATACATAACTTTGTAGAAGAAAGTAGAACATTGTTTAGAGAGTTACCACCTGAAGAAGTAGCATTCCCAAGAGGTGTTAAGGGATTGATGCAGTATAAAGACAATGCTAACATTTACACAAAGAGTACACCGATTCATGTAAGAGGTTCTTTGTTGTACAATCATTATCTAAACAAAAAAGGATTAGATATGAGATACAGTTTGATAAAAAATGGTGAGAAGATCAAGTTCTGTTATCTAAAACTTCCTAACACTATTAATGAAAATGTAATTGCTTTCATTGATTTCTTGCCCAAAGAATTTGATTTACACAAGTATGTTGATTATGAAATACAGTTTCAAAAGTCTTTTGTAGAACCTCTACAGGCAATACTAGACACTATAGATTGGAATGTAGAACCAACTGCTAGTTTAGATAGTTTCTTTGCCTAAATAATTGTATTGAGGAATAATTATGTACGAATATAATGCTAAAATTTTAAAAGTGGTTGATGGTGATACAGTAGATATTGACATCGATTTAGGATTCGACATCCTTTTAAAAGACGAAAGGGTTAGACTTGCAGGTATAGATACACCTGAGAGTAGAACACGCGATCTTGAAGAAAAGAAGTTCGGATTACTATCAAAACAATTTCTTAAAGAGAGACTTGCAAAAGGAAAAACATACAAGTTGGTCACTGAGAAATACGATTCCAAAGGTAAGTTTGGTCGTATCATAGGTGACATTCATATCTTTAATGAAACTAACAAAACATGGAAATCAGTATGTCAATTATTGATTGAAAATCGTATGGCAGTACCATATCATGGACAGTCAAAAGACGACATAAAAGATTTACATGAAACTAATCGAAAGTACCTTTACGAAAAGGGTATTATAGATTAGAATATAACTATGGATCATAACTTAATAGATATAATCTTTTTTGGGTTCTGTTCAGCGATAACTGCATTACTTCTATATATGGAGCATCAGATATCTCAGATCAAAACTATGATGGAAGAGCATATTAAGTATGATCAAAATTTATGTAATGGAGAAGTGAATGAGTTTTCTAAAAGATCTAGTAAAGGCGACAGGGAATGAGTATGCCAATGTTGTATCAGATGGCATAGAAGCAGGTGATGTTGACGGATTTGTCGACACTGGTTCTTACATTTTTAATGCCCTTTTATCAGGTTCACTGTATGGTGGACTTCCCGAAAATAAAATAACTGCGATTGCTGGTGAGTCTGCTACAGGTAAGACTTTCTTTGCTTTAGGTATTTGTAAAAGATTCCTAGAGGATAATCCAGATGCAGCAGTTATGTACTTTGAGTCAGAGTCAGCGATTACTACTCAAATGATTGAAGAACGAGGTATTGATCCCAATCGTATCGTTATCGTTCCAGTTGTAACAGCACAAGAGTTCCGAACTCAAACGATCAAAGTCATTGATCGTTATCTAGAAACAGATGAAAGTAAAAGACCCAAGATGATGTTTGTCTTGGATTCACTTGGTATGTTATCTACAACTAAAGAGATTGAAGATACTGCTGAGGGTAAAGAAACAAGAGATATGACCAGAGCACAAATACTCAAAGGTACTTTCAGAGTTCTTACTTTGAAACTAGGTCGAGCAAAAGTTCCTATGATAGTGACAAACCATACATATGACAGTATTGGTTCATTGTTCCCAACTAAAGAGATGGGTGGTGGATCAGGTCTTAAGTATGCTGCGAGTTCTATAATATTCTTATCAAAGAGAAAAGAAAAAGATGGTAAAGATGTTATTGGTAATATCATCCATTGTAAGAATGCTAAGTCGAGGTTGACTATTGAAAACAAAATCGTAGATACTAAACTAATGTATGATAGTGGTCTAGATAGATACTATGGTTTACTTGAATTAGGATTGAAGTATGGTGTGTTTAAACAGAAATCCACCAGAATAGAATTGCCAGATGGTACTACACAATTTGGTAAAACAATTAACAACAACCCTGAGAAATACTTTACTCCAGAGATCATGCAGCAACTAGAAGATGCTGCTGGCAAAGAGTTTAAGTATGGTGGAGCAGTTGAATTTGATAAAGAAACAGGAGAAATAACTGATGAAGAATATACTGACAAGTCTTAAAAACTTCTTCATGTCTGGTTATGAGAGAATCCGTGCTAGAGATAGCAAGGGCAGATACATCGCTGATGATCCTCGTACCAAGTACACGAATGAAGCATATACAATCAGAAAGAAAACAGTCGCCAATAAAAAATAAATGTCAGATAAAAGATTAGAGTTTGTAATACTAAAAAACTTAGTCAAAGAGGATGTCTTTGCTCGTAAAGTTTTACCATTCATTCAAGATGAATACTTCGCAGAAAGAGACGAAAGGTATGTCTACGAGCAAATCAAAGAGTACTTCACCAAGTACAATACCATTCCTACAGTAGAAGCATTGGGCATAGAACTTGATAGTGCATCCATGAATGATGCAGATTTCAAATTAACCAAAGTCATTCTTGACAAACTTTACAAAGACAACGATGATACACCTCTCGAATGGTTAGTTGAACAAACTGAGAAATGGTGTAAAGATCGTGCTATCTACAATGCTGTTATGGACAGTATTGAAATCTTAGATGAGAAAGGTAAAAGATCGCAAGGAGAAATACCAGACTTACTCAAAGAAGCATTGTCTGTATCTTTTGACACCAACATTGGTCATGACTTTTTGATGGACAGTGATAGGAGATATGAATTCTATCATACTGAAGAAACCAAACTTCCATTTGATTTAGATTACTTCAACAAGATTACCAAAGGTGGTCTGCCAAACAAGACTTTAAATATAGCATTGGCAGGTACAGGTGTTGGTAAAACTTTGTTTATGGGACATGTCGCAGCAAACTGCTTGATGATGGGTAAGAATGTTTTGTACATTACTATGGAGATGGCAGAAGAAAGGATTGCTGAAAGAATAGATGCTAATCTATTGAACATTCCTATTAGAGAACTTACAGAGTTGCCTAAAACAATGTATGATAAGAAGATTGAAAGGTTGAGAGAAAAAACCAAAGGAAAACTTATCATCAAAGAATATCCTACAGCAGGTGCTCATGTTGGTCACTTCAGACATTTGCTTCAGGAACTTAATCTTAAGAAGGATTACAAACCAGATCTTATAGTAATTGACTATTTGAACATATGTACTTCTTTTAGAGTAAGACCAGGATCTAATGTTAACTCTTACACTCTGGTGAAGAGTATTGCTGAAGAACTTAGAGGATTGGCAGTAGAGTTTGATGTGCCTGTGTTAAGTGCTACTCAAACTACAAGAGGTGGTTATGCTAATACAGATATTGATCTTACAGATACTTCTGAGTCTTTTGGTTTACCAGCAACTGCTGACTTCATGTTTGCTTTAATTAGTAGTGAAGAATTAGAGCAGTTAGATCAAATGTTAATAAAACAATTGAAGAACAGATACAATGATCCAACCATGAACAAAAGATTTGTAGTAGGTGTGGATAGAAGTAGAATGAAACTTTATGATTGTGAACAACAAGCACAAGAAGAACTAATTGACAATGGACCAGTCTTTGATCAAACCAGAGCAGGTGGCAAGAACTTTAGTAAATTCCAGGAGTTTGATTACAGTAATGGGTAATATTACCATTCCAGGATCAGATATCATGATTGATTATTATATCAATCATTTCAGAAAAGAAATACTCATAATTCATTTCAAGCATGGTACATCTTATGTTACTAATGTTTTAAAAGATCAAGGGACCTGGATTTATGGTAGAAGAGAAATAAATGCTAAAGGTGTAGACGAGACATTAGCATTTAAGAAACTGCAGGTGTTTCATTCTAGATATAAAGACTACACTAAATTCATAACAACGAGAGATGTGGAAAAAAGTTTTGTATCTGGTTTCTGTTATGAAATGAGAACAGGACTTTCTAGTTTCATAGTAGATGAGACTCAAACCAAATCTGAATACAGCGAAATGTTAAAAGGGTTTGTGGAATTAGCAGGTGGACCAAAGCAAATGATAGATAGATGGATGAACAAAATGATTCGAAGTAATGGCACCTTTATGTCAGTCTTTTATGCTCATGTATTTCCTGATGTTGCTAACAGTATCATTGAGGAAGTTGATTACACTATACCCATAAATCAATTAGCAAAATTCTTTACAGATAGGGATATAGAGGTTCCTGATAAAGTTGCTAATGAAACTGATAAGATGATACAAGAAACTACAATGGAAGTCTTTAAAGAAATAGGAGTGATTGATTATCTAAAGTTCAGTTGCCCACAGCAATATGAATACAAAGCAAAACTTTTAGAAAAACCACTTTACGACACTATCTAATTTTTAGTATTATATGATAATGGGTACAATACGACCGAAAAAACTTTTAGAATTGTTACAAGAGAAAGTTGCCCTAAAGAAGCAACTCATTCTGCTTAAGAAAACAGGTGATACAAAGGAGACTAAGAAACTAGTTGCTCAGATAACTAAGATTGAGAAACAACTAAGTTCAAACACCATAAGGAAATAAATAGTCTTATGGCAAAGAATCTCCACCTTGAACATCTAGAAGATGAAATACTGAACACTGGTTTTGTAGGTGCCAGAGGTTCTATATTGTTCCTGATCGAACTACATAAAATGTTGAATGGTCATACTAAAGGATCATACAACATGACTGTTAAATGGGATGGAGCACCTGCTATCTTTGCAGGAACACATCCTGAAACAGGTGAGTTCATCATAGCAAAGAAAAGTTTATTTAATGCTAATCCTAAATTCTACAGAAGTGTTCCCGAGATAAACTCAGCAACTGACTTATCAGACGGATTAAAGAAAAAGTTTGTAGCATCTTTTATGTATCTCAAAGATACTATGCCTAAAGGTGCTATCTATCAAGGTGACTTATTGTTCACCGACGACATAAGTGTGCAGAATATGGATGGTGTTAAATCTTTCACATTCACTCCTAATACGATCACATATTCTGTACCAGTCGATTCTGATGTAGGTAGAGAAATCAAAGCAGCAAAAGTAGGTATCGTATGGCATACCAAATACACAGGCAGTGAGTTAGAGAATATGTCTGCTAGTTTTGGAGTGAACATAACTCAATTCAAAAAATCAAAATATGTATGGGCACAAGATGCTACTTACAAAGATGTGAGTGGTAGTTCAACTATGCCTGCCAAACTATCATTACAAGTTCGTAATGCTCTATCTAATGCTGGTAAAGCATTTAAGAAAATCAAAGCAAAAGACATTAACAACTTCTTAAAAATACAAAACACTGTTACAGCAAAAGGTGCGAGTGGTGGATCATATAAAACCTATGTCAATAGCATCGTTAGAGAAAGACGATTCAATCCAACTGCTCAAGAATACATAAACTATGTGGAGAAATATTGGGCAGAAAAGGTAGTGGCTCCACTTAAAACTGAAAAGACCAGAGCAATCAAAGAACAGATAGGTAAAGATTTGATTAGAGATCTTAAATACCTAAGAGGAACTATAGATGCCATAGCAGTATTTCAAAAGCATATGGTAGACGGAAAGGATGCTATAATAAAGCACCTAAATAAATTGAAATCTATTGGAACATTCCTTAGAACACCAAATGGTTATAAGGTCACAGAACCTGAAGGATATGTTGCTATAGATAGAAAAGGATCTGCGGTCAAACTTGTTGATCGTTTAGAATTTTCATTTAACAATTTTACAGCAAGGAAGGACTGGGACAAATAATGAAGAATAAAGTGATATGGGAAGATATCCCAACATGGGTTAACCATGAAAAGGAAATTGTATGTTACACTCCAGTTAAGAGTGGACATTCAACAATTTACAATATATTGTTAGATAATGGATTTGAACGAATAAGTAAGGATGATATAGAGGGAGATCACCCAGCAGGTGAAGATTACTCTGTATGCCCTTACTATGACAGAATATGGGGTGACAAACCTGTATCTTGGCATGATAATATACAGAAACCACTAGTTGAAATACTAGGATACGAAGATTATACATCGTATCTTTTTGTTAGACATCCTGTGAGTCGCTTTTTCTCAGGTCTTTTTACTGAATTAGATAATTCTGCTGTTACAATGATGCACAACATATGTGCTGATGAAAAAGTTGATCTTGTAGAAAGAACACATAGAATTACAAACATGTTCTCTGCATTGATACAGCATTTCTGGAATGGATTTTTAGATAGATTGATATTACCTGTACAACATGGTCAGCAATCTTCACATTGTTGGTTATTAAGTAGAGACCTCTATGAAGGTAAATCTATATATGACTATGTACATAACTTAGTAAGTTTTGACACTACCAATGATGCAGAATTAAAATCATCAGTAATGATAGAAAACACTAAACAATTAAGAGAATTAGGTATCGTTGATGACATAGATGCTAAGAGAGATTTTTCTGAGAACCCTACAGAGAATATGATCTACAATGGATTCTTTGAAGCAATAAACAATTTACCTGATTTCTTAGAAGATGTTGAGGGCATATTATGGGAAGAGTGTGTGCACATTAAATGTAATGAGTGGAAGTTCTTAGGACAACCAGCACCAACACCTCTTTTACACCTAATGAATAATATGAACGATCTTGATGAAACTGAATCTGACGAAGAAGTAGAAGAAGAAAAGCATACCAATTTAACTCGTAGAGAAAAAGTCCTTTTAGACCCATTATCCGCAAGTCAAAATAAATCCTCAGAATAGACCTCAAAAAGATATAAATAGTCTTACCATGAAGACTATTGGCGATATTACGGAAGCAAAATCCAAGAGTGCAGTATTCACTTTTGGTAGGTTTAACCCTCCTACGAGTGGGCACGAGAAACTCATACAAAAAATATCAGCCAAAGCAAGAACACTTGGAGCAGACCCTCTAGTCTATTCATCCAAGTCACAAGACTCCAAAAAGAACCCTTTAGATTACAAGATTAAGATGATGTATCTTAAGAAGTTCTTTGGACGCCAAGTTAAATTTCCAACCAATCCAGTTAGAAATGTGTTTGACATTCTTGTACAGTTAAATGATCAAGGATACACTGACATCTCAATGATTGTAGGAAGCGATAGAGTCGCTGAATTCAAAAAACTTCTAAACATGTACAATGGTAAAACAGCAAGACATGGCAGATATG